AAAGCTAAGTCAACGTATCTTCTTGGATACACTCCTTCTGAGTCTTCTCCCCAGTCTGCTTCAATTTCATGGCGATATCCCATTTCAGAATATTGTTCTCTAAATTCATCTTCTTGTTCTTTACTAAAGAATGGGTTTGCATAGGATGGATACCAGAATTCTTTAAACCTAGGGTTTCTACACCATTCCCAAAATTTTTCTCTACGACCAGTTGGAGTAGACGCTGCTATCAAAACTTTATCTGGTTGATCTTCAGCTGTTTTCTGAAGCATTGCGTACAGTGCGTCAAGGTCATCATTGTGCATGTAGTCCATTTCGTCAAGCACAATAACGTGTGCTTCCTGACCACGAGCAACGTCTGACTTACCTCCAGATCTCATTCCGGAGGTAAAGAATCTAATTGTTGATCCATTAGAGAACTGAATCATAAACTGAGGGCTAGTAACTTTTCTTGTAATAGAGTCAAAAACTATATTATTTTTTGTAGCTAATCTAACCATTTCCTGATAAATTAATTCTACGTGAGATTTCATTGGCGCAATAACAAGACATCTTCCGTCTTTGTGTGTGTAGCTATAATGAATGAGTGCAATTGCCATACTAAAAGTTTTGCCAAGACGACGACCAGCTCTAAGAACTTTTCTTACTGCTGGATCACGGAGAATCAAAGTTTGATAAACTCTAGTTTCTGCTTCAAGAAATTGTCTAGCCCAAATGCAAGGATCTTTAGCTATATGTATTTGTCTTTGTTGTTCGGCAGAAATTCCTAGATCCATTAATTCAAGATCTAATTCGAATGGTTCATCAACCAAAAGTGCTAATTCTTTATTTGTTAATGGTCTTTCTACAATTGGTTCACCACTAGACCAGTTAAGATGATTTAATTTATTTTTAAAAACCCATTCAATTCTATTTATTTGTTTGAATGTTTCAACATCTTGGTCTTTAATAATTTCAATTAAATCTTCTCTAGAAAGTTTTTCTAATGATTTTCTAAATGCTATTGTTTTGTTTTGCAAAGAGTTCATAGATTATCCAAAATGGGACGCCATCATACCAGCTTCTGATCCAAGTAAACTTCTTGCATTAAGCCTTGAATTTTGAATTGCCATAACACCTCTAGATCTTGAAGTTGCTGCTACTTCGTTGTCTTTAAATCCTGTACCAAACATCGGTTTATTAATAGTTCCTTGCATTGACTTCATGGCGTCTTTGGCAAAGTTTATTCCACCAACTGCCAGTTTACCAACACCCTTACCTATATCATACAACAATTGTCCGGTGGCCAACACGTTAAGTGGCCCTAATGCTGCACCACCAATTCTTACTGCTCCCATTGCTCCCATTTTTGCTGCAACTACTCTACTTCCACCAGATTTAGCATACTGAGCGGCCATGCCAATCATCTTTCCGCCACCTCTACCTCTTGCTATAACGTTTCCAGCATATTTTCCGGCTTTGCCAAAATCATCCATATACTGAGCAACTCCGGGTATACCGCCAAGTCTTCCTGCAACTCTTTTAGCTATAATTCTTTGCCCCTTAGTCATATCGCCGGCATTTAAAATACCGTTATAGGCAGTTGTTATTCTACCACTTAAAACTCCCCTGGTCATAGTTGAAGCAACTGCAGCAGATGGATTTGCAGCTACTGCTGCTGCATTAGCCACGGCTGCGGCATTGCCGGCTGTAACTGCGCCTCTTCCAGCTAATCTTACACTTAGTCTTAAAGCGTCGTCCGTTATCATTCCGGCTGGAGCCATACTTGCTGCTGCTCTTACGCTTGCTCTTGCTGTCTTAGCTGCATTGTTAACTGCTCGTCCATTTACTATTGTATTCATTGCTGGATTAGCTGCGCTTTGCACTTGGCCTATGTTACTTACTATATTTGCTCTTTGTGCTTGAGCTCTTACAAATCTTTTTTGAGCCCTTCCCTTTAATGTACCACCGCTATCAATTGTTTTTTGGCCTACTCCAATAGTTTTTTCTATATTGCTTAATTTATTTAATGTATCAATTCTACCTAATACGCCACCACTAAATGCTCTATCTGTTTTTGGATCGAAATCATCCGCGAGACCCATTGCTTTTCTAAAGCCTTCATTTTTTGATAACTTTCCAGTAATACCGTTTACTGAACCACTAAAAGCCTGAAAAGGATTATAGGCTCTTTTTATATCTCCACCACCAAGTGCAGCAACGCTATTCATTCTATTTAATGCTCTTGTATTAAAGATATTAGTTCTAGCTGGATTTACGTGTGCTGTTTTACCAGCTGCTGATGCTCTAGCTGCTCTTCTTGACAAAAATGGTGATACGTTATATGGACTTCTACTTGCTCCACCTAAAAATGATGATGGACCTCCTGGTGTGTGCATTGTGCCATTTACAACTCCACCAAATTTCTTAGCTCTAGCTATTTGTCTAGCATTTCCAGGACCAGCAACGTCGTGGAAACCACTGTTAAGCATTGTGTTGCCATATCGTCTAGAGTTAATTAAGGCGGACTGCATGATTCCAGGCGTGAACATGGCAAAGTCATATGGACTGCTTAAGTCTGGTGGTTGTCCTGCACCTGGGTTCATGCCCATATCAGACATTAGCCCCTCCTCTGGTTATGCATACCTAGAACTATATTTCCGCTTGCATTTAATCTTTCGGCATTTAAAGCTGATTGATTATAAAATGGTGACTGAGTCATTATTTGCTGATTATTTCTGGCCACATTAATTGGATTAGAAATTGATCCGGCTAATCCTGTTGCTCCACCAATAAATGCTCCGGCTGCAGAAGCTCCAGCTAGACCCTTGCCCTTGAGGCCAAAGTGTCTTCCAATTGCAGCTACACCAAGACCGCCAACAGTTGCACCCAATGTTGGAGCTCCAATCAGTGCTGCTCGCCCTCCAGGATTAATACCACGTCTCTTAATATTGTTTGGTAAATATCTCATTGCAGCATTTGATCCCGGCAATCCTGACTTTCCATACATCATCGAAGGAGTTAGGTCAGTTCCTAATACTTTTTGATCTGCTTGTGGATCACCAAAAGCAACATCCATACTGGCATCTATTGCAGCTGGAGCTACCTGACCATAGAATCCCTTTATTCCCATTCCAGCCAATAGAGCGCCTGCGCCAACTTTTCCAGCTGTGCCCATGCCACTAAAACCAAAAGCTGTATCTAATACTTTTCCTACTCGCATATTTATGCTCCGTATAAGTGATTATATTTATTTGCGCCCATTTGAGTATGGCCTATTTTATTTCTATCTAAATTTCCTACAACTCCAGCTGTAACTAACGGATCTCTTCTTGAAGAACTTTGACGTGCCATTGCCTGATCAACCTGATTAAAATCTCTAATTGACATTGGACCTGGCTGTTCCAATGGTTGTTGTTGCATTACTTCATCTATTGGATCTGATTTAGCTTTCCTTGTAGCTAAATAGTAACCGGCACTTAGCGCAGCTACAGCTCCTACTGATTTATAAACTCTAGGTTTAATTACTTTTAGTTTATTTAATAAATCTGTATTAGTTCCAGTCGAGCTTGACTCATAAGATGTTTTTAATCTATCTAGAAATCCTTGACTTTGATCTGCTCTTCTAATGCCGGCTTGAAGCATGCCAAGCTGTGAGGTTGCAGAAGCTCTTGTTTTCATATCCGTAACAACCTCAAGTGTATCGGATGCTCTTCCAGCAGTTCTTCCCAGTCTAGTTACTTCTCTCGTTGCCGCTATTGTGTCTGAGTCACTACCTTCTGCAACTGTTGATATTATTTGTGCTATGCCCCTAGATGCTTCTCCGGGTTCTGCAGCAGCGCCACCAAATCCAAATCTAATTATAGTTTGAGTCATAGACTCAATTTTTGCTTTTGCTGCATCTGTACCTGGTAATGCACTAAAGTCTCCCCTTATGGATTTTGCTTGTTCTACAGTAGTTGCAAGACCTGCCTTGATTGCTGCCTCAGGTGTTCTATTTCCAGCTTGTAGCATGTTGTGTATTGCTTGATATGCTGATCTTGCTTCTTCTGCTGCTTGTTTTTGGGCTAAGGGACCAGTGCCTCTAGATATTTCTCCACCAATAATAAAGTTTACTGTTGGAGTTAATTCTGGCCTCACTCTAGTGGCTACTGACAATCTTACTGAATGAGATTTCAGCTTAAGCACTTCTTCATCTA